AGAGTTTTTATTTCTAATAAAAAACATGAAGAAAATATGAAAGAAAAAAGATTTGAAAAAATAGAAGAAGAAACACCAAGTTTGGAGAGTTTTTTTGAATAACATTCGTGTCATACAAACTGGCTTAGATGTAAGTAAAATTAAAAATGAGCTAGAATTATTTCCACAAGATTGGGGTATTCAAACAGATATGGCTCATGCTGAGATGCTAGACCCTACTGTTAATCTAGTAAGTGCCAAAGTTTTACAATTGGTTGTAGGTGCGGTGCGAAATGCGGATGAAGATGCTAGAGATTCAGAGCTTTGTATTCCAACTCCTGCATGTGGTCACCACACCGAAATACTCCGCTGGGCATGGAAAACATTTGGCCGTTTTGCTCGTTGTGCCTTTTTGTCTTTGCCTGTTGGTAAAATAGTAGGCAAGCACATAGATGAAGGCACATATTACCTTACGAAAGACCGATATCATCTTTCCATCCAAGGCCGTTATAGATATAGTGTAGGAGATGAATCTGTGATTGTAGAACCTGGCACATTCCTGTGGTTTAATAATAAGTTACCACACGGCACCGAAAACATTGGTGATGAAACACGCATTACATTTGTGATTGATGTACCTCACGACCCAAAAAATCCATGATACAAGTTTGGTTACCTTTTTCAACAGCAATTGCTCTCTCAGGCATAGCCGCCTATTATTCAGTAATTGGCCTTGCACAGATATTTCCTGGCTCTTTTTGGCCAATTATCTTAATGGGTTCTGTATTAGAGATGGCTAAATTAGTAACAGTATCTTGGTTGTATAACAATTGGAACAACACTATACGAGTGATGCGATATTATTTTTTATCGGCTATCGTGTTACTCATGGTGATTACTTCAATGGGTATTTTTGGTTATCTTTCAAAAGCACATTTAGATTCTAATGTAATTCTTGGTGCAAACTCAGTTCAATTAAAAACATTAGAAACACAAGAGAAGATTGCAAAAGATAGGTTGACATATCTATTACAGAGAGCAGGCGACCCAGCAACAGCAAGCAATAAAATTGACAGGCAGATACAAGATACACAGACAGAATTAAAACGAATTTCAACAGAGAAGTTGCCGTTAATGGCCGAAGAAAACAAATTGGCGGCCGAGATAGGGCCAATTAAATATATTGCCGAGTTGTTCTACTCTAAAGATGATCCAGGTTTTATTGACAAGGCAGTAAGAGCAGTCATTATGGTTATCATTATTGTATTTGACCCGCTTGCCGTTCTGTTACTGATTGCCGCCAATCAAACATATAAAAATATTCAAAACAGTCCCAAAGAAGAACTGAGACCTATCAAAAAGGCAAAGAAGAAAAAAGTAGTTGACAACACACCACATATTAGTATAGAATCCTTTTATACAGACAGCAATAGTGAAATAATTCCTAAAGACAAAATTACCAGATTAGATGGAGGTTCCTTTTAACATGAGTTTACTTGACAAACTAAAAAAGAATACAACGATTAAAGATAGTGCTATTCTTTCCAAATCAAAATTCTTTACCGACAAAGATGTAATACCAACTGAAGTGCCAATGGTTAATGTGGCACTTTCAGGCTCACTAGATGGTGGTTTGGTGCCTGGCCTTACGATGTTGGCGGGACCATCAAAACACTTTAAGACCGCCTTTGCTTTGTTGATGGCTTCATCTTATACCAAAAAGTATAAAGATGCGGTGATACTATTCTATGATTCAGAATTTGGAACTCCACAAAAGTATTTTGAAACTTTTAACATTGATAAAGAAAGAGTTCTTCATACACCTATCACCGATGTTGAGCAACTAAAGCACGACATTATGGTTCAATTACAAGAGCTAGGTAAAGACGATAAACTAATTATCATTTTAGATTCAATTGGTAATCTAGCATCAAAGAAAGAAGTTGATGATTCTATTGAGGGTAAATCTGTTGCAGATATGACCCGTGCTAAACAAATTAAATCATTGTTCCGCATGATTACACCACATCTTACAATCAAAGATATTCCAATGGTTGTAGTGAATCACACCTACAAAGAAATTGGTATGTTTCCACGAGATATTGTTGGCGGTGGTACAGGTTCTTATTACTCCGCTGATACGATTTGGATTCTTGGTCGTCAACAAGATAAAACCGCAGGTGAAGTTTCAGGTTATAACTTCATCATTAATGTGGAGAAATCTCGTTTTGTCCGTGAGAAGTCAAAGATTCTTGTAACAGTATCATTTGAAGGCGGTATTCAGAAATACTCCGGACTTTTAGATGTTGCTCTAGAGGGCGGCTTCATACAGAAACCATCCAATGGTTGGTATGCAAAAGTTGACCAAGAAACAGGTGAGTTGGGTCAGAAGTATCGTGAAGCTGACACACATCATAAAGATTTTTGGGGAGACCTGCTAAAAAATGAGAAGTTTAAAGAATTTATTAATCAGAAATATGCTATCTCTTACGGAAGCATTATGCGAGAAGATGATGTTTTGGAAGAAACCGAAGATGCTTAAAGAAGGCAAAGATTTCGTCTTTGTTGACTTTAAGAATACCGACATTACAGGTATTCAAATCATTGCTGGTGATTATGAAGGTGTAGTTTATCATTATCATCAAGCAAAAATAGTTGAAGAAGGCGAAATGGCCAGATTGAAGTTTGGTTTCACCATTATTCATTCAGGTAAACATGACATTGACCTCTTGAAAGATGATGAGGATTTTGTTACAATCATGGGTGATATCTTAACACATATATTAACAGAAAAAGCGAAAGCAGATGAGCAGATTAGAACAGACGATTCTGAAGAATTTAATTTATAACGAGGCATATACAAGAAAAGTTTTACCTTTTATTCGTTCTGATTATTTTTCTGATGATGCAGAGAGAATTGTATTCAAAGAAGTATTTGATTTCGTAAACAAATACAAAAACTTACCAACTCACGAAGCACTTGTAATTAATTTCACCGAAACTAAATCGTTGACCGAACCACAAGTAAGGTCAGCGATTGAACTTCTCAACACTATCAAAGAAACAAAAGATGACACAGTAGAACTGGCTTGGCTTTCTGAGCAAACTGAGAAGTTTTGCCAAGACAAAGCCATCTACAATGCCATCATGGAATCTGTTGGCATCCTAGACGATAAACAATCTAAGAAGAACAAAGGTGAAATACCAAAACTACTAAGTGATGCTCTAGGCGTTTCATTTGATAGTAATGTTGGTCACGATTATATTCAAGATTATGATTCACGATATGACTTCTACCATCGTGTAGAATCTAGGGTTAAATTTGATTTAGACATCTTCAATAAAATTACCAAAGGCGGTCTGCCAGTTAAGACACTCAATATTGCTCTTGCAGGCACAGGTGTTGGTAAATCATTGTTCATGTGCCATTGTGCAGCTGCTTGTATCAGTCAAGGCCTCAATGTTCTATACATCACACTAGAAATGGCCGAAGAACGAATCGCTGAGCGTATTGACGCCAATCAATTGAACTTAACGATGGATGAACTGCGTATCATTAGTAAAGCTGATTATGAAAGAAAGTTTTCGGTTCTCAAAAACAAAACACAAGGCAAATTAATCATCAAAGAGTATCCAACTGCCTGTGCTTCGGTACTCCACTTTCGTGCCTTGTTGAATGAATTGGCTCTAAAGAAAACATTTAAGCCTGACATTATCTTTATTGATTATCTAAACATTTGTGCCTCTGCTCGTATCAAACCAGGGGGTAATGTAAACAGTTACACCTACATTAAATCTATTGCAGAAGAACTCCGTGGTTTGGCTGTTGAGTTCAATCTACCTATCGTTTCTGCCACACAAACAACTCGTAGTGGCTATTCTAACTCCGATGTCGGTCTAGAAGATACAAGTGAATCATTTGGTCTGCCTGCTACTGCCGATTTCATGTTTGCTCTAATCTCAAATGAAGAACTAGAATCTCTCAATCAAATGTTGGTCAAACAGTTGAAGAATCGTTATGGTGATCCAAATTTATACAAACGATTTGTGATTGGTGTTGACAGGTCTAAGATGAGATTGTATGATGCTGAACCATCGGCACAACAAGGCATCTCTGATTCTGGCCAAGATGAAAACATTCCTGATGTGCCATTGAATACTTTTGGTAATCGTGAGAGAAGGTTTAATAATAAATTTAACGACCTTAAAGTATGAGTTTAAATCTTCAACAAGCCCAACATTGTGCTAAAGTGTTTGAAGATTACTTTGGTAACTTCAATCGTATTGATGAGTATATGCGAGAGCAGAAGCTCAACGCTTTAGCAGAAATGCCTTTTGCTTTGCCAGGTTGTGGTCCTGAAGAAGATTTGTTTAGTGATTTCACAATGAACCCACAAGATATGGAATTTGAAGTTGTTGAATTAGAACCATCAAGATGGCAACTATACTTAGATATCATATCATCACACAATAATCTATCATCACCTGGCCGTAATGTTCGTTTGGCTGTATTAGAAAAGAAAACTCAAAAGTGGGTTGGGTTTATTCGTCTTGGTTCTCCAACAATTATGATGAAGCCAAGAAATGAACTTCTTGGTTGTGTAATGACCAATGAACTAGAAACCGCACAATCGTTTAATCGTGCTGCTGCCATGGGATTTGTCATTGTACCAGCACAACCATTTGGTTTTAATTATCTTGGCGGTAAATTACTGGCCGCTATTTGTTGTTCACATGAAGTGCGAGAGATATTAGACAAAAAATACAAGATGAATACCTGCTTGTTTGAGACCACAAGTTTGTATGGCACCACAAAAGCCGTATCACAATATGATGGCATGAAACCTTATCTACGATTTGGTGGTGTAACCGAATCAAATTTTTTACCAATGATGCATGGCAAACCATATGAAGATTTAAAGAACTATGTTGAAGATATTGTGGGTGAGTTTGTGCCTGCCGATGCCAGTTCTCGTAAACTAAAAATAAGTAACACGATTATTGCTATGACTAAAGCAGCATTAAAGAATCATAAGAGTGATTATGACTTGTTTATGAACACGATTGAGAAGGCTAAAGGTCTGACCGAACAAAAGCGTTATTACTATTCTAACTATGGGTTCTCCAACTTCAAAGATGTGGTTCTTGGTAAAACGGACAAACTAATAAAAGATAAAGAAAACTATGATAAATTTCACCTGGTGAATCTAGTGGAATGGTGGAGAAAAAAGGCTTGTAGTAGATATACAACACTTCAGGCTGAGAACCGACTGAGAACAGAAATGGAAGTTTGGACTGGTGATAAACCTATTGACATTATTCGTTAATTGTGTTAACATAAATACTCCTACTAAATGAATTGGAGAATTTAATGGCTGTAAAATATTTAACAGGCGGTCAACAGACAACAGTTAACTCTACTATTACAGAGTTATTTCCTGCTTTGTGTTTTAATAATAATTTCAATCCAAAATCACCAGAAGATTTGGAAGATTTCATCAATAAACTAAATTTATCTTCACCAAATTCTAAAAAAACATTTGTAACTGATAGTAACCTTAAAGCTGGAAAAGAATTTGTGGTTCTAAAAGACAGAATTCGTCCAGATATGAAAAAAGAAAAGATTCAAAATGCTTATGCAATTACAAAATTTTTATTTGGAACAAATAAGAATAGAGCAATAGAAAAAGTTATGTGGGGATATAGAGAAAAACCAAAAGGTATTCCTTCCAATCATGCTGGTGATGTATTCATTTTTTTCAAAGATAAAAAAATATATCCTGTAAGTGCCGGCATTTCTTTGAAAGCTGGTTCAGAAAAGTCAGCTGAACCAAAATTAAATAGTTATGTAAAAACCACATTAACTAAACCAATGTGGTTAAAATCAGCACCAAGAGCAGTGCCTGAATTAAAAAAAGAATTATGGACTAAAGTATATTCTAAAATTCCTTCATTACCAAAATCTGTTAATGCTGATAATTACTTTGAATCTATTGGTAAAAAAGAAGCAACAAGACCAAATCCAATTATTATGGATAAAATGGTGGATTTATTTGAGGCTGATCCAGCTGAATTTGATAGGCTATATGGAGTAATGAACAAAGTTTGTCGTGAAAAATTGTGTGAAGTTATTAATAACGATATTAAAGCAACTAAGCAATGGATTGACCAAGAGTTTAGATTAGAAAAGAAAGGTGAAGAAGTTCCATTAATTTTAGTTAAAGCAATTAAAACAAACTTTCAGTTGGCTGGTGACCCATTAGTGGATATGTTACCTAGAGCAACAAAGATTCACGCTTACTTAAATACAAATTCTGTTCAAGAATGGTTTATTGATGTTACATCTGGCAGAGATACAGTAACTTTATTAATGACTATACGAAGTGATTCCGAATTTAGAAAACAAAAAACAAAAGGCAAATTAGGTGCATTTGTTGGACTTAAATTGTTATACCGTGGCATAAAAAAATGAACTTCACAGAATATTTAACAGAAAGTAAAGAAGGAAAGAATCTTCACCTAGAGCACATTGAGGACCAAGTTCTCAATCGTGGTGTTGCTGGTGCTCGGGAAGCCATTAACTTTCTACAATCGCTTCGTAACATGTTGGCAGGTCATGCTGATACTAAAATGAATATCACCACAAAATGGGATGGTGCACCTGCCGTATTTGCTGGTACCAATCCAGAAAATGGTAAGTTCTTTGTTGGTACAAAAGGCATATTTGCTAAAAATGCAAAACTAAATTATACTGATGATGACATTGACAGAAATCACCCATCTGAAGGCCTAAACGCAAAGTTAAAAATGGCCTTGCGATATTTACCAAAACTAGGCATCAAAGGCATATTACAAGGTGATATGATGTTTACAAAAGGTGATTTGAAAAAAGAAACAATTGATGGTGAAAGTTATATTACCTTTCAACCAAACACCATTGTATATGCTGTACCAACAAGTTCTAAGTTAGCACAGATGATGATGGCAGCACAAGTTGGTATTGTGTTTCATACATCATATACTGGTCAAAAAATGGAAGATATGAAGGCTTCTTTTAACATTGACATTGGTCGTTTGGCTACAACCAAAGATGTTTGGTTCCGTGATGCTTCTTTTACTGACGCTTCTGGTTCTGCAACATTTACAGAAGAAGAAACAAAACAAATTACAACGATCCTATCACTAGCAGGCCGAACATTTCAAACCATTCCTGCCTTAACATTAAATCGTATTGCTTCTAATGATACAATCTTAGAATACATTAAGACCTTTAATAATACCAAAGTGCGTGAAGGTAAAAAAATTACTGACACAAGAGCTCACACATTAGAACTGATTCGCTTTGTGGAAGCAAAACTAAATAAAGAAATAGCAAGCGTAAAACGAGAAGAAACAAAACGAAAAAAAGCAGCCGAGAAAACAGAAATTATGAGGTTCTTCCGTAGTTCTGCAATGAATTTAAAAACAATCTTTGATTTACAAAATTTATTGGTTGATGCTAAATTAATGATTATTCGTAAATTAGAAACAATTAAATCTATTGGTACCTTTATTAGAACCGATGACGGATTTAGAATTACTGCACCAGAAGGTTTTGTAGCAGTTTCTAAAACAACTGGCGGTGCTTTGAAGCTTGTAGATAGATTAGAATTCAGTCAAGCAAACTTTACGGCCGCAAAAAATTGGAGTAAATAAATGGCATACGATATCAATAAAATTTTAGAAGAATATGGCGAAGAAGATTTTGGTTTTACCGCTGTTGATGAAGCTGAATATCAGGCAGTTATTGCCGAAAAAGATGAAACAGTTGAAGAATATAAGGCAAGAATGAAACAAGTTGAAAAAATTATTATGCCTTTTTTAACCAATTTGTTAAAGACACAGGCACAGCCATACATTCATTGGCCAAATCGTGGGCCAATTATTGAAAAACAAATTCAAAAAATTCTTACATTGACCAGAGGGTAAATGTTTAAAAGTAAAATAGACGAGGCGGCCTATGTGGGTAACATTGGTGCCATGGAAATGTTCCGTTTTCATCAGAAGGCAACTTCTGACCAGAAGAAAAAACTACAGCAATACATAAAGAACAAAGACACCAAAAACGCATGGAAACGTGTCCAAGATGTTACCGGTACAAAGTTACATAAGAGTGTCAGCGAGGCTATAAA